ATTTCCTCTAATTTTTTGCTCATCGCAGTTGGGAAACGACCCGTCTTAATTGTCTCCCCTGCCTTCCATTGATTGTAGGCTTGTATTGCATAATCCAAATTATTTTTAACTGGGGTGCCTGGAGAGGTTACCGCAATCGCCTGGATAAGTTTATCGGCCTCATCAATGTCACCGCCAACGGCATCTAGTATTTGTTGACCGCTTCGCTCATACCAAAACCTTCCAATCTCACCGCCCTTGGCAATATTAAATACTTTTCTTCTCAATGCCGCTAATTTCTGTGGACTATCAATTCCTACGGGCGCACCGACATACTGACCCTTTGACTGCCCACCTTTAATCCTTCGTAAGCCAGCATCAACCAAATCACCTACTGAGCCACCAATACCAGCCTCGGCCTCTTCTGGAATAGCAGTAAGAGCCGTTGTTCCCAGGGTAAACTGAACACCGCTATTTTTAAGCATTTTAAATGTAATGGGCAGGGCAAGAAAGGCAGCCGTTAGAACTCCTTCTTCTACTAGGTTGCGCATTCTGAGATTTAATCTCTCATAGCCTACTTCTGCATTCTCTGGCCTACTTCCTAGATACTCAGCTAATTCTGGCAGTATTCCGAAATCTGCCAATACATTGGAAAGATTGCCTTCTTGTAAGTCGATTGTACCAGCACCTAAAACGGTTCCACCTACTTTAAACGGCCCACCGCCAAATAAAGAGGTTAGGAAATAACTGGCTATGGGTTCCAGCATTGTTTCTATTTCCGTGGGGTTTCCAATTCTGCCCATGTTCATATCAGATGTTGCATCACCCGTGGCATAGGCATTTTCTTGTCTTTCCGTTAGCATCTCATCTGAAGACTTAAACCGCATTTCTTCCAGGCTGAATGCTGGAATATTAATTCCCATCTGTCTTAGGCTATCTTCCATATCAGCCGTAAACTTCATTGCATCTTCTAATGAATTAATAGCTACATTGGCACCAAACCTACTAACTGCGCCTATCTTTTTCGTTGAATACTCTGGTCGAATAATTGCATCCCTGGCAATGTTCATAGGGTTTATTTCATCTGCCAGCCATCTCGCACCGTCACCAATAACACTTGCTATCGCACCAAACGTAGACTGCTCATTTTGCAGTTCATCCGCATTCTTACCGACAAGCATCTCATTTTGAATGACAGATGATAATCTTTTACGTCTGTTTAGTTCAAATGTTTGATTATCTGCTTGCTCTTTTAGTCTGTTGTATTCAACTATTCGCTCATCATTCAGTTCTTTTACAACGGCAGATATTCTTTCTTTTGGATCTATTGTGTTCTTGTCGTATTCCAATTTAATTTCCTTGCATTAAATCTTTAATGAATTCAATTTGCGCCTCTAATATAATTTTGTGAGTAGCAGCGGTTGTAGTTGCATCATCGTCAGGTGCGTTTTTTAGTCTTTCTGCCACCATATTTAAGACGGCATCCATCTCAGCTATTGTCTCTACACTTGTAGGCAGAAGGTAAATATTATTTGGCCCAGCCAATAATCCTACTTTGTTAAAAGTATCTATGGTGCTGACTAACTGTTTTTTGGCTTCTAAAATAATAGTTTGAGAATATGAGCCTAATAATTCTTTGTATTTAGCATCTATTTCTGAAGCGCGTGGCTTTCCTTCGGTATTAATTTGCTCCTGATACCACTCTCTCAGTAATCCCGTAACTCTGAAATATCCATCCTCTTGAACTTTTGCCAGGCCTTCGGTTGCAGCGATACCTTCCTTAAATCGGAAAAGATCTTTAGCAATTCTTATAGTACTGCTAAACGCTTCATCTTTTAAATTTCGTAACTGAGTTATTAGCTTCTGAGCCAGAGGTTCCGTAAGTTCATTATTCGCTCCGTGTTGCAGTATTTGTTCAATAGTTGGTCTTTCCCCTTTATTAGGGTTTTCAATAAGGGCCATCAATTCAAAGTATTTTTTAGTTTGTGCAGATGAATCATCACTACCGCTACCATCTTCGGAACTTTCTGGAGGCCACTCCATCATTGTTTTTTGCTTTTCTGGAGAGGTTCCATTGGTTACGATAACATCCATCATTAATGCCCTTAGTTCATCAGCACTTAATGTGTCTTTACCTTGAAATGCCTTCCGTAATGCGTCTGCACCGTAACTCCGTGGAATGGTTGACTGAGGCAACATACTCTCTACGGCATTTTCATCGTATGTCTGACCATCCTTAATGGCAAAGAATTGCTCGTATGCGTACTCTTCGTAGAACGCATCTTTCTTTAAATGAGCCTCTTCTGCTTCACGAAGCTGCTGCCTATAATCGTTTGCTTCTTTTAATATTTTAAATGTCGAATCTTGAATATTATCTTCTCTCAGCTGGCCCAGGGCATGAAAGGCATATTCTACTTCAGAATAACTTTCCTCCCCCGTAGAGGCAAAAATAGCCTTGGCTATATCACGTGCTGCTCGATATCCCTCCATTTCTACTGCGACATAGTAGTTATATGTTTCTTGTCCTAAAGTTTTAACAATCTCTTCTTTAGTCATACTGTCTAGAACTTGAGTTGCCTTTGCAGCCTTATCAATCAAATCAACCTTTTCCGTAAATTTGCTGGCAATATAAGGGTCATTTGCAACAACCTTTGCCAGAACACCGTTGGCTATGTTTATCTGCATTGCCCGAATTTTTTCATCAAGTACGGACTGCTCTATATCTTTATTTTTTATCTTAGGTGCGTGGTAATCTCTTATTTCCTTAATAACATCTCTGTAGTTTTTAATGCTAAAATTATTAATTAGTGTTTCTTCATGCTGCGTAAAGTATGCCGATGAAATAGTTTCTTTGCGCGTTTTTATGACTTCGTTTAAATCATTACGCAAGGCAAAGCGATTGTTTGACTCTGATGTCATAAAGGTTGAATTAAATTTCTGAAGGGTGTTCTTATTGGTTCCCAGACTAGCCAGAATATTCTTTTTAATTTGATTGGATTGTGACTTCCATTTGTTTGCGCCATCAAGAACATTTGCTGGGTCATCGTCACGGGCCAGATCAAAGGCAAGGTTTCTTAACTGATCTTGAGCCTTTACAGATGCCTCATCCAGTTTAAGCTGCTCTGACATATTGTATCGATAGAGAGCATAATCCCCGATACTGCTTGTTAAGGCTCTACCAGCTGCGTCTTTATCCAATGCCGCCTGGACGAATGGCTGCGCGTTTTTTCGTGTCTGGAATGCACGACCGGGAGCCTCATTGGTTGCCTGAATTTGGGATCTGTAAACTGGTATTCTCATGCAAATATTCCCATCTGATCTGCCATCTTGGCCGTATCACCAAACGATTTAATAAGATTAGCAGTCCCTTGTGCCTGGAGAGAGGCCGCTTGTGCGCCACCTTCCATCCGTGATAGTTCTGCCTGCAATCGACTATCCTCCTGGGCATCGGCTATCTGCATTTGCGTAATGGCATTGTTGTAATCCATAACCTTCTGCTCGTACTCAAATTCCCTGGCATTCTGCTCTAAATTCATCTGCGTGGTGGCACTAGACATATCTATGCCAGCATAGGCAGTGTTTGCTCTTACCTCACCTTGTATGGCTTCAAATGCGGATTTACCGCGTTGTTTCTCCATCGCTAGGTTCTGATTAATTAGATCGGACTGTTTGCCTAGAAGTTCAATATTTCGCTCTATGATTTCAGCATTAAAATCGCCAACATCCCTGGCTGTTCTAGCTGCTCTGTCAGCGGCTTTCTTTTCTTGCAAACCTCCAATGAGGTTCATGCCTAGAGATATTATTTCAAATGGGCCAAGTGGCATTTTTCACCTATATGTCAAATGTATTTAATCGCGGAAATAAGGCCAGAACCGTAAGAGGCAGAGCCTGCGTTTGCTGGACATATATTCTGTCCTGATCGTCATCAAAGCCACCCGTAAACTCTATATCCTTGTCACCCGTAAAGAGAGACACTGCGGTATCCATAGCCATACTGCTATCTCTAAATGGTATGCGTTCTACGGAACTTGAACTGGTGCCAACTTCAACACCTACGGTTTCGAATAACCTAACAGTCACGGCATGGATTCGCTTTGGCTTACCTTGACTAGTTCCGTCAACAGATCCGCTTTCCAACCGTAATGTCTTCATACTAGAGGTAAACCCTAAACCCACAGCTGCCGTTGTTACACTAAAGTCCGTAGTAATACCGCCAGATGCAACTGTTTTTGTGGCATGAGAGGCTCCATTTCCAAGCACCGAAGCCGTCTGCCCCTGGAGATGATATAATCCCGATAGAGAGGTTGTTGCCGATCCAGAATAACTTAATCCGCTATCTACAAAAAATGATCCCGTTGCAGCTGATCCAAAGTCAAATGTTTTTAGTTTCTCCACATATCTTTTTGTCACAGAATTTACTGTTCTCTTTACGATCATATAGAGATCATCTTCACCGCTATCTGTGGGCAATGTGGCAATACTTTCCACAACCGCATTTCCAGATCCAAAGACACCACCTAAAGTATGCTTGTGCCAGGCAACAACTTGTTCTTCTCTTCGGTAAGTTAGACCTAGTAATGTACCATCTGCCCTAACGCACCACACAATAGAGTCTGGTTCCTGCTGAAAGGCCAGTGCCTCAATACCGCCATCGGTAATATGTTCTGCCAGAATAGTCATGTCAGGAGCCTGATAGCCTGACGCATCGACATCTCCGACATACTTAAATTCCCTTACCTTTCTGCCACCTCTTTGAAGGAATAGAGTAACATCGGCAACTTGAACGGGTGGAACTTGAGCAGATCCGTAGTTTGAATATTTACGAATAAGAGTTGTTGTAGGTGTAACTGGGCCGTCATTACTGGCGGTCACCACATATTCACCACCAGAAGTTCCGACAGTTAATACCCTGGTAGCTGAAAGCCAACGGATACTATCAACAGTATTCGAGGCTATGGTGTAGATCAAAGCATCATCTGCATCGGTTCCAACAGTAAAATTTAAATAGGCACCATTTTTAGAAAACCATAAGGTTTGTGGGTTATTATTTGTGTTTCCGAATACCAACCTTTGCTCAAAGAAAGACACCACACTCGGATAATTGTCACTACTTGCTAACCCAGGGGAGGGACTGCCAGATATACTGGCGGTGGCAAAAGTCCAATTATTGTGAGCAGAGCGTGTTAATGTCCTTATCGCATAACTTGGGTGTACTAAATACATCGTATCAGCTGATTGAGCGAAATTGACATTCGGAAGATGTGCTTCTGTGTAGGGTGACGCAACTTCATATATTTCTGTTGCAGTACCTCCAGAGGTATAAGTCGTGAAATCTGTTGTATTGATTGCCGTACCGAATAAGTCCGTCAATGTAAAAGTATTTGTTGTTACATTTGCAACAAGGTAATTTCTATCGTTTAGTTCTGTCATACCTCCGACTGAGGTAATGTAAACTTCATCGCCATTCGAAAAACCATGTGAATTCGAAGTAATTTCACCCGGACTCGCTTTGGTTGCAGCCGTAATATTCTTTGAAGAACTATTTAAAACCTGAGATCCGTTTCGAATAACCCTCATCGTCTGATCTCCGAATACCAAAACATATGTATCCGTAGTTTTAAATTGAAAAGGTATTAGTCTGTTTTTAACAGAACTGGACTTTACTTCTCCAATAAATTCCGTGCCTGGTCTTCTTGTTGCACCTCCTTGAGGCAATACAATCATATTTGTGAGGTCTGCTAATCCCGTCTGGTATTTCTCCAGGGTTACCCGTCCTTCCAATCGTGGAGATAATTCCCCACTTACGAAGGCAGATATGGATGGCGCAGATCGTGCCATTAGAACCTCGATTCAATAAAGTCTGAAGCCTCAATACGTTGTGGTGCGCCTTCTGTAGCGTCCACATTCTTAGCCAAGGATAGCTTCTGCTGGTATAGCTGAAAGGTAGTTGTAACGAGAGATGCTGAACCCGTAATGGAATAACATATTTCCGTGGCTATCTTGGCTGCCAAAGCATCTATGAGGGACGCATCATATTCATTTGGATCTTCAACCCGTGCGATATATCTTATTTTTACAGTACCTTCATCCGTAAGAAGTTTACGGCCTTCAATAACAAAAACGGGGCCACCAGTGTTATTTGTCATATTGTCTTGAGGATAGCTGGAGGTGCCATTAGAGAATTCCAGAACTCTCAGGCAATAGGGAAGGGTGGGGAGTGTGTATTGGTATGTATATCCGAAATCAGGTGTTTCGGTATCTTGTGCCAGAGTTGCTCTTTTTGTCAGACTGTTCCAAGGGTGATCTCTAAAGACACTATCCCTAATGGTACTGTATCGCTGATTAATTACGATAGCCGCCTTTGAGTTCTCATCTAGAGCAGAGATGGTATTCGCTCCAATGATGTTTAAGGCTTCATTTGCTATGTCTACAACTGATGGCATTGAATTCTCCTAAGTAAAAGGACGGCCCCCGAAGGAGCCGCCCAAGATCTTTAATCTACAACGTAGAGCATTTGCAGTTCGACAGTTCCCGTGCCAGCTGCTCCACCCATTGTTACGGTCACTGTGTAACCGTCACCGTCAGCATCTATTACGGTGTTTCTGCCTAGTGCAGAAGTAGCCGCAACCGCCACTGTCGTGATTGATGTAGAAGCCGCTGCAGCGAAAAATTCGTCTGCGTCTAGACTTACACTTGTACCATCGGCATTCTTATATGCCGCATGACCTACCGCTAAAGTCGTTGAAGATCCCATCGCGTCATGTGTCAAAGTTCCTTCAAGGATTCTCGCCCCGTTAGGAAGAGTGAACATATTGATGACATCACCAGACGCAAGAGAAGAAGCCTCGTATAGCGCGTATGCAATACGAACCCTGCCGCCCTTTTCGTTTGGCTTAATCTTTTCGGTAGGATCATTCTGGTTATGCTTAGTCTGTTGGACTGAGTAAACTGTAGCCATTTTTTAATCCTCCTATTCGTTGCAAGCAATTTGAACTACTTTTGCTTCTTCCATTCGGGTTGAGCCGAATGAAGCGCAGTAGTACACTTGCGTTGCGTATGATTTATCAGGACGAACATCGATACTAGCAGTTGGTTCCTTGCCCATTGCCAACTTCATTCCGTCTTCTGCCCAGGCATAGCACAGTCTGCTAGTGCCATCGTCTGTTAAACGGTTTGAGGTTATGAATTTAAAACCGACAAATGTGTCGATATCGCCCTGCACAAGTGCTTTAACTGAGTTAAAATCTGCACTAGTAACAGTAGTTGAGTTAAGTAGATCCTCCATTTGCTCTGGTGAAACTACGATGTATCGCTTGATCGATGGATCAACATTACCTTGGTCAAGTATCTTTTTCGCTGAT